CCATCTTGTGGAACGCAGAGCCATACAAGATAGCCTCAGTCTGTTTAAACGGAAACTCTTTGAGTATCTTCTCATGGTAGAACTGCTTAGGACATTGCTCAAATGCTTTGATCCTGCTGAAAGACCACGGCGATACTTTAGTCATCAACAGAACTTTCTGAGTTAAACACATCACGCGTAAGGCGTTTCATACGTTTTGTTCTAAAGAACCCTACGTACTGTTGGTGCCGTACCATGTATAACCGCGCAAACAATGCAATGAAGTTATTAGAAATTTTATACTCGTTGCCTCTAGTTACTACGCTAGTCTCCCAACGCACTCTGTTGGTTATCAACCAACCGCTTAAATTCTTATGTCCTCGGCTTATTGCATCTGCGGTAAACCGTTCAAACAGGGTAAAAAAGTCGGGGTTCTTTTTGTGCCAGCGCAACCAATCACGCCCTAAAGCGCTCTCGCGCATAACTTCGTAAAACTCTGCTTCAGTACAGGTGATTTCTATCGTACTCATTCACATTCTCCATATGATTTGCCTGTGCCACTCTCACAGGTTATAGGTAATCCTTCGGCCCAATCGGGCGTCTGGCTCATGCACTCTTCCATGTACGCTTGTGCTTCATCTAGTTCTTCGTCACGTACACAGGTAATTATTGAATCATGTACAGTTAGCACAGCCTTGTACTTCTTAGCAAGGAGTATCATTTGGTGCCCTATGATACAACGTGCAACAGCTTGGCACACGTTCTCGACAACTTTGCCGCCGTATATTCTGTTTGGTCCTTTGCGAGTTCGGTAGGTGTACTCATAGCCACGTTCGGATTTCTCTGCGGCTAGGCCATGATAGAACATGGGTAGACCAGAAGGTAACATGATAGCGTTCTTCCGTGCGTCTACTTGCAAGACACCTTCCTTACCAAACTGTACGCTATCGCCACGAGCCATATACTGCACCATGTTGTTAGCGTCACGCCATAACTGGCTGATAGCTCCGTTGGTACTGCGGTAGATGTCAATGATACGCCGCGCTTCTTCAAGCTCTATGTATACACCCATACCTTGCAACTGTACTTGGAACTTGACCGCACCCATGCCGTAACCGGCACCGAGGATTGTAGTCTTGCCCACGAACCTTTGGTCCTTGCTCACCCCATCTACTGGCACGTTATATATACTGGACGCCATGTGCTTATACACATCGTCACCCTTGGCGAAGGCGCTAGTCAGATCATCTTGCCCTGCTAGCCATGCCAACACACGCGCTTCGATCTGCGAACTGTCACAGTCAATCAGAGAATACCCTTCGGGAGCCACAATGCTACGCTTTAATTTCTTACCGTTCGGCCCACGGCTTGGTAGGTTTTGCAGATTGATCTTATCGTCCCCGCCCCACCGTCCAGTGTGTGCTGCATAATATCTTACAGGTACGGGTAGAAGGCCACGAGCAGAGATGTCTATGAACCTTTGCGTCCGTGTTTCTTCCAAGGTACTTTTAGTACCCAAACGTGCGGCTACTAGAGATTGTACCTTATCGTTCTCATGTGTGAGCAACGCCTTGAAACCCTCGTCTGATTTGGCAAACGCGAACGTCTCCTTGTCTGTCGTCGGGCTAATCTTCATAGGCGGATCAACATTAAACCCCTTCAGCAATTCAGCGAACTTAGGGTTAGACATAAGCTCTTTCTTATCCGTCACCCCTGCATCTACTAACAGCTTACTCTTACGCTCTTTAATGTCGTCGAGGTGCGAGGCTAATAGGTCGGCATCCAACTCTAATGAGGGTTCAGTGTACATACGCAAGGTGAGGTCGATCAACTGTAGCTCCGACTTAGGAAACTTACGTGCCATAATACTAAACAACTTATAGGTTAGGATCACGTCATTGATGCAGTAGTCCCCGTACGCTGCTAGTGCTTCGGGTCCAAAATCTCCACGCAGCAGACCCTGCGCAGCCAATACTTCTGTCCCTTTAACGCCTATGTCATACCTTTCAGATAACGCCCCGAGACTTGCGCTAGCTTCAGTCCCATGTAGCGCACGGGCAATGCACAGAGTATCGGTATACATGCGAGGACGAATATCAAAACGCCAATTAAGAATGGCACCATCAAACATAGTATTATGACAAAGTAACATAGCTTTGCCCCAGTCGAAGGTCTTGAGGTACTTTTTAATCTGTTCATGCGTTCCACTAGCCCACTCCGTCTCCCTGTTGTTTACTCTTACAGCCACGCCGATCACCTCAAAACGAGGATCACGGACGTAGGCTTCTGTTGTCATCTTACGCAGAGAATAATCTTTGTCGTAAAATGTTTCAAAGTCTAAGGTTATGAGGTCCATTACGCGCTCACAAGCTCACCGCCACAGGCTAAATAACCCGCACCGTCAATGAAGTTATCCATATGGCGTGGGTTGGATTTGATACGCGCTACCTTTAGCAAGGTCATCATCACTGCTACATCGTGGGCGTCGATGCGTTGGTCTAGGTGGACCGACCAGTAATCTGCAATGCGTTGAAAGTTGTCTTCCATGTCACCGTGGTCAGCCGCTCGGTCCTTAGTCACATACTGCTTGGCTGTGTCTAACACGTCACCGCGTGAGTATGAACGTGGCTCGGACCCGGCACGTATGTCTTCTACCGCAACAGAGCTTAATATTCTGGATGGCGTACCGATCTTTTGGAACAGTTTGTACACGTACCCGTAGGATGTTTTGGTGGCCTTCGCAACTTCGCTTACCGAGGCTAGTGGGTGGTCAACTTTGTATGCCCAGATTTTTACTGCTTTGCTTTTCTTAATCATGTCGTTCTCCCTTTATACTTATACGTACGTCGTTAGTGGCGTCGGCAAACAGTGTCACCACGTCCCCGACCTTTGCGCGTTTAGCAATCCCCTTGATTGAAAGCAGTTCATCGCCGCGTGGACGTCGGTATATACGCAACTCTGTTTTTGTACCGTCATCAAAGATAGCTTCACTATAGGTTGCCTTTTGTCCGTTGTTTAACTCGTCGTAACTTACAGGCAGGTGTTCTTTAACGAACGCAAGCACAGATTTGTTTGCATCTATGATACTTTTGGTGAGCATCCGTTGAGTTAGTTTTATAATTGCCACAGTAGCCATGTCGTTCTCCTTGGTTACTTTTTAAATCGTTTCTTAGTCCGTTGCGCTACGTACTGGAAAAGCCCAACCCGTGTTGCCTTGTTTTTGAATAGCCGCTTTTGCACGAGGTTTACCAAACCCGCGTTTGCCGCTGCGAGGGCATCGTTCTTAAACAGCCCCCCTGCGTATATCCCAACATGATAAGTTATAGTGTCACCATGTTTGGTTGTATTTAAAGCGTCAGTGAATGCACTTTTGTTCTTTGCGTCCAAAAGGTCTAACTCGATCATATTTATTGCCTCTCCTGTTTTGTTAGGTGCCCCACCCTAGAAGGCAGGGGCTAACCGTCTCGTGGTTTCTCCGATATGGTCACAATGTTTTACGCTGAACGCGATAGGAGACTTTGCCCATACTGTTGCGGATATTTTCACTATGAATTGGCCTCTCACAACTTAGCCTTAGTGTTGCTATTATTTGGATACAGACCAGCGTGATAGAACTCTTGTAACAGAGTCCATATTTTCTTCATTCACTATTAGGTCAAGCCCACCTGCATGGTTGATTTCTTTTAAGTTCTTCTCTTGCAGGGGTGTGGCTGTGTTCTTGCCAGCTTTGCACTCGAACCCAAAGAAGAACCCTTTGTAACACCCTACTATGTCAGGCACACCGCTTTTGCCGTAGCCGCCGGTGGCTGGGTAGAAATAATACGCGCCTAATTCTTTTAGTTGTTTGACAACAACCTTCTTAACTTTTGCTTCGGGGGTCATAGTAATCTCCATTGATACCAGTAGTGGGGGTGGCGCTAACCACCCCGTTGAGTTTCGGGCACCTGCCCGAATTTAGGGGTACACCCAATATAGATAAGGACTTAGCTTACTGCCCACACCTTCCACATCGCTTAGTGGTGGTGGGACATCCAGCATAGACAGCACAGCCAGCTTATATTGTATCCATAAAGGTAGCTCGTCCACAGAAGCATAAGTACCGTCAACACTCCTGTCAAGCGGATACATACCAAAACATTCCACGGAGACAGTTTTAGTTTTGTTTGATAGGATTATTCGGTATGTACTATCGTCCGATACACTCACGTTGTAACATCTTCTACATAGAGGTAGAACATATTCTCACTTACCTTGTACCCAACGTCTTCTACGAAATCTCCATCCTCACACATAGACATGACTGCGATATGACCCATAAGTTCTTCGGGTAGTTCTTTGGCAAGCCACGTCCGGTTGTGGTCTCTGTCTACCTCGAACCTGTAACTTGATATGTCCTTTACCCGCACAGTGTCCACACGCTGTTCGCCGTAGCTCATGGTATACGCACGTACGAAGTCCATAGGCACAGCATCGGCAGCGGCAAACCGTGAGAAGACCTTCTTCTTGGCAAGCATGTCTTGGATGGCCGTGCCCAACTCAGGGTTTGAGAAGACATGTCCACTTAACATCAGGTAACCTAGCTCACGTTCGAGCGCGTTACTACATAAGCCCCTACTTCCGGTTTGATAATCCAAGGTGGAGACTAGGCCAACATCTTCTTTAGCTTTCCGATACTCCATCCTTGCCGTGGTGCTTACATCTCTGACCGCCACCTTCGCTGGGTTATACAACGCTTGCGCAGTCTCGGATGTAGAGTAGTTAATTAAGTACGCCTTAGCATGTTTCAGGGCCACGTCCATCTTCAGGGCCACACGCATGAAGTGCTGCTCGTTCATGTCGTTGTACTTCATGTTGCGGATACCTCGTGCATACACGGCGTACTTTTTAGACGCTGCTGCTCGGCTGGTCTGGAAGTCACCGTAGCCTATGTAACCCATAGCCATGTCTTCGCCTTCCATGTAGACCCACGCACTGTTGAGGGTTCTGGGGGTTGTCTTGACGCCGCGCATAGACTTCGTAACCGCAAGGCAGAACTCTGTTAGCTCCTGTGGTATCGCCCGTGCGTTGAGCAAGCTCTCTTGATGGATCGCGATACTAGATATTCTTTGATGATTGTAACTCATAGTATTCTCCATTTGTATTCGGGCAGGTGCCCGAAAGTTGTTATAGGTTATATCGTTTCTTGTAACTTGATACACCTTGGGCGCTGATGCCCATCTCTTCGGCTACCTCGAACGTGCGGAAACCTTGACCTAGCAACTCCTTAACCCGTTTTGCTTGTGGGGTTAGCTTCGTCGGATCATTAGGTGGGCGTCCCCCACTTGCCCCATATGCACCCAAGTTTTGGTCTCTTTTTCGACGGGCATGTGCTTCCGCATATGCTGAACTATTACCCCACTGCCGCCTTGCTTGCCGATTCTCTGCCTCGGCCAACTTCTTCATTCGTTCCAAAGGGGTTAACATCATTTGTCGTCCCCTTCCCCACGCGCCAACGACTTCATAAGTTCGTCACCTTTGGGCGGTACTGCACCGAAAATTTTGTAGAACACACCGTCGAGTATCTGCTCAATATCGGTATCTCTTTCTTGCAGACCCACGACATAATTACCTATCTTACTCACCTTACATCTCCCTTGATTTAATATGTACAGTTGTGCCCACGTCGGGCTTTTTGCGGTCGTTGTCCAAGATGCACCACAACACAGGCGTATTCCACGTGCCCCATCCGCGATACAAGTCACCATCTGTTAGGACGATACACGCTTGCGGTTTGATGCCATGCTCCTGCATATACTCAGGCACACACTCGACATCCGTACCGCCGCCACCTGCTGGCTTGGTTGACTTCACTAGATCATCTAGCTCGTGCATCTCATACGCTTCGTCACGACAGACCTTTGTGTCCCAGTACAACACGCGCACCTTGTTAGGTTTTACCGTGTCACACACAGACTTGACCTCAGACAAGAACGCAGACAACGCCACGTTACCGATAGAACCAGACATGTCGATAGCCACAACCAACTCATCGACCTGCTGACTGATACCAGATGGCATGTAGATATTCGCACCTATGTACCGTCTGTTAGGACGTTTCCACGTAGAGTAGTCAGACCCTGCGCACGTAGTATGTATAAACTCGCGCAGTGTTTCACGCCAATCTATCTGTGGTTGCATGAGTTCTTCAAGGTTGCGATCACCACCGCTACCCATCTTACCCGCGATCAATGCGCCTTGGCGTACAGCCTCGTCGATCTCACGCGCTAGTTCGCGTATCTCGTCGGCGTCCATATCGGTTGCACCTTCCCAGTCGTGACTGTCGAACCCTTGTGGCCCAGCAGTTCCGCCGCCACCTCCATCCTCACCCTGTGGCTTGTTATCGTGTAAGTCCCCGAACACCTGCGCAGTGTCCCAGCCACGATACTTCTCGTCATAGCAACCACCTTCGGGTAACTTGATCCACCCATCTGCACCGTATTCGTCCATGAGCTTGATGTTGATAACGTAGTCCATAGCCATGTTGGCAAGATGTGGGGCTATCTTGGATAGGTGTGCCCACGTTGTCAGGTGGCGGTATAGTTTGTGATAGTTCTCGTGCAGTACAAGAAACCGTAGCTCTGCATCGTTAAGACTATCCACAAACTCTGCACCGTACCACTCGTCACGCCCGTTGGTACAGGCTGTTGGCACCTTGGCATTGTCATGCTCAACGACACGATCACCGATCATCAGCACTGCTGACAACGCAGGAATCTTAGACATAAGAGCGACGATTGTTTTGGGCACCCGCTGCTCTGGAGTAAGTTGTTTACCGATAGATAACATATTATTTCCTCCACCACATCATGCTAGTCCACCAACTTGGTTTTGGTTGTGACCCTTGCACTGTTACAATTTTACTTTCGGGCACCTGCCCGAAATCCATCTCCACCTGCCGTATCTCACGACCACCCACGGGTAGCTTCAAGACAGTTATGCGGTTAGTCACCGATGAAGATGTGCGCTTCAAAATTATTGCAATCACCTTCGTGGATACGGCAGCCTCGCGCAGTAATACTAACTCTGCATCATCTGCTTGGGTCCAGCCCTTGTATGTACGTTTTGTCATTTGATCTCTCCTACTTTTTA